ATTGTATACTAATAATGTTCTTGAACGAAACAACAAATACATGCCGGGGTGGCGGAACAGGCAGACGCAACGGACTTAAAATCCGTCGGGTGGAAACACTCGTACCGGTTCGATTCCGGTCCTCGGCACCAACCAAAAGCGAACAGGTACATCGATATCGATGCTTACCTGTTTCTTGTCTTTTACAACTATTTTTTGAACTAGCGTGTTTAAAACGGCTTTCATTTTTTCGGGCGAACCTTTTTCTTGCAAAATAGTACGAAAATCATTTAGTACTTCAGAAATTTGATCAGGTGAAATAGAAAGTCGTTGGGATCGTAAGAATAATTCTTTTAAACGATTATTAATCCAACTTAATCTGGTTTCGTTTTCTGTTAATCTATCTTTTAATTTTTCAGAGCACAAACCATCTTCAACCATATCAAGTAGATTGTCAATTTTTTTGACGATCTGCTTTTTTTCATTTTCTAAGCTAGTAATTTCATTAACCAATGTGATCGAGTGCTCTTTTGTATGTGTATTTAATTGTTCAACAAGTTTTTCGGCGTTTTTGGGGTTTAAAATATAATTACATATAAAGTCAATAACCTTGTATTCTAGAACTTCTTTAGGAATATATCCACCAGAGCAAGAGATACTCTTCCTTGCTTTTCCACCACAAGAATAGAAGGAATACTCTATTCCTCTTGGTTTGGAGGTAGTGCCAATAAGTGCAGAACCACATTCGCCGCAAAAAAGTAAACCAGAAAGCAAATAAACTCGCTTGGCTTTAAATCTGCCGGGCGCTTTTTTATTTTCGGCCATTTTATTTCTTACTAATGCCCATGTTTGTTTATCAATTATAGGGGGGATTGCATTTTCTTTTGTCAACATGTCAGGGTTATTGCTATGAGTATTTCTGGTACCATCTTCTGTTTTGGAGATTTTACCAAACGTATAAACACCTATATATTTAGGATTATTTAAAATATCATGTAGACTATTTTTAGCGAATTTGCCACCTCTCTTAGTATGGAACCCTCTAAGATGTAATTCATCAGAAATTTTCCCATAGCCATAACCGTCTAAAAACATTTGAAAAATAAGACGAACGATAGGTGCTTCTTTTTCATTTATAATATAATGCTTATTTGTATCAACATCATACCCGATTGGGGGAGTGCCGCCGTTAAATTGGGCTTTCTGAGCGTTCATTAATAAGCCCTTCATGGTTTCTCTTGCAAGATTTTTTGAGTAATATTCAGCCATGCCTTCCAGCACCGACTCGAGAATCACAGACTCAGGAGAGCCGTCAATGTTCTGATCTACATACTCAATTTTTACTTTTGCTTTTTTTAGCTTGCGTCTATTAAAAGCGGCATCCTCACGGTTGCGGGCGAAGCGATCAACTTTATGGACAATTAAAACATCAAATAGTCCGTTTGCGGCATCGGCTAGCATCTGTTGAAAAGCTTCGCGGTTATCGTTTTTCCCCGTTTCTGCTTCGTCAACATATTCTTTAACCATAATGTACTTATTTTTATCGCAATAGACTCGACCAGCCTGCAGTTGCGCTTCAGCACTTTCGGTGCGTTGTTTATCGCTTGAATATCTAGCATAAATAGCAGCTCTATTTAATAATTCCATAAAAACTCCTTTATATAATTTTTTTTGCGCTATGTTCACTTATAGTGCCTTTTTGTTTCAATTACTTCGCCAATGATGCGAAGACGATTTATGTCATGGCCGACAAAAACGCTTGCTGGATAAGCAGGATTAGCCGCTTGCAAGACAATTGCATTGTCTTTTTTGATAATGCGTTTAATGCGTCCTTCCTCATTATCAACTAGTACTACGGCCAAGGCACCATTTTCAACATCTGGTGTTTCACAAACCAGCGCAAGATCGTTTTCGAAAATTCCTTCATTAATCATACTATCTCCTTTTACTTTTAACCAAAAATAACTTTTGCAGGCATGTATATCATTTATATCTGTGTATTCGTATCCCAAATCTTCTTCCAATGCGTAGCCGCCATTACCAGCACAGACTGTTCCTATAATGGGTATTTTAATACGACGTTCTACAGGCTTGATTTCATTTATTTTTTGAAAATCTATCATTTTTCCAAGAATGTCAATCTGTTTTTCTGTAGGGAATAGTTCGATTTTAGAAATAAAGTCTTCTATTGCGTCTAGAGCAGAATCGTCACTGATTTTATATTGGGTGTTCATTTTTTTTATTAATTCGGATTGATTGTTTCCTATTAATTCATGATATAAATGATTCTTAATCTTAGTCCATGCTTCTGGATTTTTTATCATGTTTTCTAGTACGTCTTGCGTGGAAGCTTCTTGAATATGCCCTGCAGCAATCATAAAGTCTTGATACGTTACGCCGTTATGTGCTTTGGCTGCTAGTTTTTGAATAATTTGGGGCCCGGGGGGAGTTTGTACAAGCCTGCGTAGTAGTTTAGATATATAAGTAGCACTTACTTCTGATTCTAACCAATATTGATTAATAGAACGTTCTCCTTGTGCCTTTTTTAATAATTCAGCGAATTTCGCTTTGTCAAACGCGCTCATGTTGTACGACCCCCAAATGTTTATTACTTATTGTTTGTTAATGCCAATTATAACACGTTTATTAACTGCAGGCAATAACTGTAGTGGTTGTTTTAATTGTTATAAACTATAGTTATTGACAACAGGTAATGAATAATGCTAATATCTAACTGTAAACTACAGTTTATGACAAAGGAGGTTAAAATATGCTACTAATCAAAGAAAAATTTATACAATTTATTTTGGATGGTAAGTTTAATGGTAATCAGAATCAATGTGCTCAAGCGTTGCGTATGAATCCGCCGCAACTTAATAAATTCCTAAATAATAAGAGCACAAAAGCGGGTGCCAAGTTTCTTGGGGCCGTCTATGCGTATTGCGAAAAGGAAAAGATCGAATTTAGAGATCTTATTATTTTGCCTAAACTATAAACTGTAGTTTATGGAAGGGGTGTTTATATGTTGAGAGTTTTACTAGAAGAAGGTAAAGAACCTGTTTTAATGGAGTCTTATGATAGCCCAAATGACAAAACATTAGCTGATTTGGCAGAAATTATTGCAAGTACTATTGACATGTCAAAATACATGAAAAAGGAAGAAAAGTCAGCATAAAAAAGGAAACATTCCCCTGTAAGGAGGTGATTAAAATCGAATCAATAGGAACTTGTCAATGCGGAACCCCATTTTGGAAAAACGCAGCGAACCAAACTCTTTGCCCTAAGTGCCATGTTGAAGTAGAAAAAGCGAAGAAACGTGAAAGCTGGGCTAAACGCCAGCAAGCAAAGCGAGGATATGCCGGGATTAATGTCCGCGATATTGCAAACGACATGCGAAAGGAGGCCCGTTATGCAATGCGATAAATGCCCACGGCGAGATTATTGTGTGCCGGACGAATGCCTTGAAAGGAACTTTATATGAAATTTAAACCAATGTTGGCCGAAAAAATACTGGATTTAACTGCCTTGAACTTTCCGCGATTGGCTAGTCCAAAGCTAGACGGGATACGGGCAGTAATTATTGACGGTGTTGTAATGTCCCGAAGTTTAAAGCCGATACCTAATGCCTATGTGCAGAAGTTATTCGGGAAAAGTGAATTAAACGGCCTTGACGGTGAACTAATCCTTGGTGATCCATGCAGTCGTAACGTGTTTAGGGATACTACCAGCGCAGTAATGTCGCGGGATGGTGAGCCGCCCGTAACGTATTATGTATTTGATAATTTCACGGTAGCGTCAGAATCATTTAGTGAAAGACATAAAGCTGTCTATGCAATTGTGCGAAACTGCGTTCCGCTTTGTGAGATAGTACCCCAAATACCGGTTGCTAATCTGGCAGAGCTTGAAGCCCTGGAAACAAAGTTTCTGGAAGCTGGTTATGAGGGTGTAATGCTTAGATTACCAGAAGCACCGTATAAGTTTGGACGAAGTACCGTTAAGCAAGGGCATTTACTTAAACTTAAACGCTTCATGGACAGTGAAGCCGAGATAATCGGCTTTGAAGAACAGATGCACAACACTAATGAAGCAACGAGGGACGCACTTGGCAGAATAGAACGCAGTAGCCATAAGGCGGGTATGGAAGGCAAAGGTACCCTGGGTGCTATCCAAGTACGTGATATTAAAAGCGGTGTTGAGTTTGATATTGGCACCGGGTTTGATGACGCAATGAGGTCCACTATCTGGGCGGCAAAAGAGCAGTATCTTGGACTGCTTGTAAAGTACAAGTATTTTCCGACTGGTAGTAAGGATAAGCCAAGGTTCCCGGTGTTTCTAGGATTTCGTGACTTACTAGATATGTGAAAGGAGGTGAACACGGATGCTGACATTATTAAGACGGTTACTCAGTCGTAGATCAAAGCACTTAATCGTTACGCGAGTAACTCATGAAGGTTGTTTTACGCGGTATTTTGCCCGTGGTGGGCAGTGGTGAGAACAAATAAGCAAAGGAAATGCGCGACCTGCGGTAAGCGCCTAGGCAGTAATTACCACCTGATGTATGATGCAAAACAAAATAAGGCCGTACCAGTTTGCAGGGACGACCGTGCTTGTCAAAAGCCTTATGTAAAAAAAATAACCGCCTGCCAGGGCGGTGAGGCCGTAAATACGGTCAATGTTCAAAATGTCACTTAAATTATAATATATCGGCATTACGCCGTCAAATTTGAGGAGGAACTATGAAAAGTATAGGCATTGTACGTCGACTGGATGATCTTGGGCGGGTCGTTATTCCAAAAGAGCTTAGAACCTGCCAAGGAATAGCAGAGGGAGACGGTTTAGAGATATTCGTAAACGGAACAGAAATTATCTTAAGAAAATATGAACCCGGTTGTTCTAGTTGTGGCAATACAGAAATTGCAACTGTAATTAAAAATGTAAAACTGTGTCGGGAATGCGCGGAGCAGGTACATGTATTGCTTGCAAGGCAGGAGGGGTAATAATGGATAATCTAGCGGAAAGTTTGGATGCATTTTTATACCAGGATATTGCGGTGGAAGCAGCGTCGGAGCGGTTTGTCATTGATAATGATAAAAAAGCCGTTTGGGCAATTAATATGATTAATCAGTCTCAGAAAGCTATTGAAGATACAAAAGCGTTGGCAGAGTATCGCATCAAAAAAACAAATGAATGGTTGAGCCAAGAAACACAAAGAAACCAAAAGGAAATAGATTTTTTCTTAGCTATGCTACGTCCTTACGCAGAGTCAAAACTCATTGGTAAATCTAAAATGGTTAAATTACCCAATGGTAACATTCAATTTAAATCGCAGTCCCCTGTATTATATGTCGGAATGGATAAAGCTGATGCGAATAATCTCAAACTGTTAGAATACGTAAAAAAATCCGCGCCTGACTACCTGAAAATCAAAGAATCCGTTGAATGGGGCGAATTTAAGAAAGCCTTAAAGATCACAGATGAGGGAAGAGTTATAACCAGCGACGGTGAGGTCCTGGATTTTATGCGCGGCGAGATCCGTCCGGACGCTATTAGTGTGAAGGAGCGTAAAAACGATGAAAAATGTTGAAATGCAAGTCAATAATAATATTTTGACTATCACTGTAGATTTGTCTAAGCAGTTTGGTAAATCAAGTAGTGGTAAGTCCATCATTGTAGGCAGTACCGAGGGGAATCAGCCGGTGCCGGACAGTGACTATAAAATTGGGCTAAACGTTTATTTGAAGGCGTAGGGGGTGAGATAATGGCAATCCAAGCGAAGAAAGCTGCAAAGTATCAAATAAAAATCAAAATAGCACTTATGGGGCCATCTGGATCAGGCAAAACCTATTCAGCATTAAGGCTTGCTGGGGGTATTGGCACTAAAACGCTATTGGGCAATACCGAGGCCGACCGGGGATACCTATACGCTGGAAAATTCAACTATGACATAGCCGATTTGACAGCGCCATACACCCCTGAAAAATATATTGAACTTATCAATTACGCTGAAAAAGAAGGCTATGACACATTAATCGTTGATAGCGGAACTCATGAATGGTCAGGCCGCGGCGGCTTACTGGAAGTCCATGGCAACATGCCGGGTAACAGTTACACCAATTGGGCTAAAATCACGCCGCGCCATAACGCCTTTGTTGACAAAATCCTATACAGCAAAGTGAATATCATCGTTTGCCTGCGCGGCAAAGACGTATATGTCATGGCAGAAAACGAAAAAGGGAAGCAAGCGCCAAAGAAAGAGGGCCTTGGCGCCGACATGCGTGCTAATTTCGAATATGAGATGATGGCAACTCTCATGATTGATCAGCAAAGCCATGTTGCAATGGCAATGAAAGACAATACCGGGCTATTCGAAAATAGGTTTGAAGTGCTAACCGAGGATCATGGACGCCTGTTAATGCAATGGGCTAATGATGGTATTGCAGCAGAGCAGCCTAATTGGGTGCAAATGCAGTATCAATATGCACCGCAGCAGCAATACGTACAGCCGGAACAGCCGCCATACGTGCCTCAGACTGTGCAAGCGGCAATGCCGTGTGATCAGTTAGCTGCTCCGCCGGCACTTCAACCGCCGCAGTATGGGTTTCATGCTTATGAGGCAGAAATAGTTGGTGTTTGGACTAGGGCAAATTGGCCAGCTGATGGTATTCCGGGGTGGGTGCAGGCTAAGTTTGGGCGATCACCGGCACAATTAACAACTGAAGAATGTCATGCAATTTATAACGAATTTGTAAGTTATGCAAATGATAAAAATGGAGGGAAATAATCTTGAATAAATTGATATTAGATGGACGGCTAACTGATAATCCGGTGTTTACTCCAAATCAGGAAGAAAATAAGCAGCGTGTAAACTTCTCCTTAGCTCATAATCACAATAAAGAAAAAGCAACGTTTTTCCGTTGCTCTGCTTGGGGGAAAACTGCCGGAAATATTGCTAAGCTTATAAAAGGCCAACGTCTTTTAATAGAAGGAGAAGTAGAAGAGAATGAATGGACTGACCAGCAGGGCGCTAAACGGAGCGATAAGCAGGTCAATGTTCGTGGTATTACTTTTATTGATTTTCCAGAGCAACAACAGACACAAACGAACCAACCGCCGGCGACTCCGCCAGGATATCAACAACCAGGATATAATAATCAGCCGCCTCAGCAGGGGTATAATCAGGCACCGCCAGGATATGGGCAGCCTGCCGGTTATCCACCACAGAATCAATGGGGCGCACCTCCGCAGCAACAACCTCCAGGTTACGGTATGCAGCAACAAACCCAAGCACCGCAGGGTTACCCGTCACAACAACAGACTGCACCACAACAAGGATATGGGGCAACGCCTGTTAGGCCGTTTTAATATCATACAACAACAAATAGCCCGTTCGGTATAAATTTCTGGACGGGCTATTTTATCCCCATAATGGGAGGAAAAACAGTGTTTTACTTACGCGAGTATCAAGAGCTCCTGATTGAGGGGGTTCGATCAGAATTTGATAGTGGTAAAAAACGAGTTTGTATTGTCAGTCCGTGCGGTAGCGGTAAGACAGTAATTATGGCATGGATGAGCGCTCAATCAAAGCTTAGGGGAAATAATGTACTCTTTGCTGTACATCGCCAAGAATTAATTAAGCAGTCGTCTGACACATTCAAGGATATGGGAATAACTCACGGGATTATTGCTGCTGGCTTTCCCATGAATTTGAACGAGAAAATACAAATTGCTAGCATTCAGACCGTAATAAGAAGACTTAACAAAATTAATGCCCCGCAAGTAATCATTCTTGATGAAGCACAACATTGTTTGGCCGGTACGTGGAAGAAACTTTTAAATGCGTATCCTCAGGCGTTCGTAATTGGATTGACTGCGACGCCAGCAAGAACCAGTGGTCAAGGTCTAGGTGATATTTTTGAATCTATGGTTATTGGTCCGTCGGTTAAGAAACTCATAGCAATGAAAAACTTAGCGCCATATAAATACTATGCTCCGCCAGTAGCCGCAAACTTGGACGGCATCCGTGTAAAGCTGGGAGATTACGACAAATCAGAAGTTGCCTTAAGAATGGACAAGTCTGAAATCATTGGAGATATTATCAGCCATTATCAGAAGTTCGTATCAGGAGGCAAGGCTGTTTGTTATTGCGCCAGCGTGGCTCATAGCCAGCACACGGCAGAAATGTTCCGTAAGGCCGGAATATCGGCGCTCCACATCGATGGCGAAACGCCTGATATATCACGGCAGGCTGCCATTGAGGAATTTAAGGCTGGAAAAATAAAAATCCTTTGCAATGTCGATTTGATTTCGGAAGGATATGATTGTCCTTCCATGGATGCGGTGATCCTGGCTAGGCCAACACAGTCTTTGGTGTTATTTATTCAGCAGGCCATGAGATGTATGAGGGCGGATAAGCATAACCCAGATAAGGTGGCAATCATTATTGACCACGTAGGAAACGTTTACCGCCATGGATTGCCTGACGAAGATCGAGAGTGGTCCCTCGATGGGAAGAAAAAGAAAACAGGAACAGCTCGAAGTACATTTCCAGTTCGACAGTGCCCGAAATGTTATGCAACCAATAGACCTGTGGCTGTATGCCCTGAATGCGGCTATAAATATCCGGTAGAAGATCGTGCAGATCCGGAGCAAAAGGCCGGGCAATTATCAGAAGTTATCAACCTCGAGCGCAAAGCTAAACGCCAGGAAGTTGGTAAGGCCAGGAGTGTGGTAACTCTTGAACAAATCGCCATGCAGAGGGGATATTCGCCGCGGTGGGTTAAGAAAATGTGTGAAGTCAAAGGAATTGAGTTTGGGGTAAAACCTGGGGGAGTGTGAAAATTTGACTAGATCAAAAATATCTGAGCACGACATACAAAATCATATTCGGGAATCATTGAATCCTTACGGCAGATTTTTTAGGATCAATGTTGGTGTTGCTTGGGCAGGTAACGATATTGAAAATCGTCCAGATGGGTCCAAGTTGATTAAAGATCCTCGTCCATTTGCTACTTTTGGGACAGTGCAAGATACAAAAAACTTAAAAGGATTTTCCGATATTTTTGGAGTGGTACCGGTAATAGTGACTCCGGAAATGGTTGATAAAAAAATTGGCATTGCTACGTTTATAGAGGTTAAGGGGCCAAGAGGACGTGTTAGTGAAGAACAAAATAATTTTCTGACCGTTATGAGTACTCGTGGGTGCCGTACAGGCGTAGTCAGGAGCGTAGAAGACGCCATAAAAATTGTGGGAGGAAATCAATCGAATAAGCCATGAACCAGCTATTTGCAATCGAAAGCCGGCGCATTACTAGTTACTCAAACCTGGTTCATTACGTTATCCGAAAGTTTTACTCATACCATCCTGGCTTCGAGTATGAAGATTTGGTGCAGATCGGCACCATGGGGCTTTTAAAAGCCATACGGAAAGATGATCCGCAAAAAGGGAGTTTTGTATCGTTTGCGATTCGCGTAATAAAGGACACTATTTATGATGAATTTCATAAATCCCGCCGCAAGAAGCGACATGGTCTGGTGTTGTCACTGAATGTAACCCGGGAGAATGGGCGAGAATGGTTGGACGCTGTCGCTGATCAAGAGGCAGACCAGGCGTTTGATTCAGTAGATGAAATGATTCTATTCGCAGAAATCATTGCCGATAAAAATAACTTTACCACGGAAGAACGAGAAGTGCTTTATCTGTTGATAAAAAAGCAAAAAACGGAAGAAATTGCACAGCGGACAGGGTTATCACAAAAGCAAGCGCGGAAGTTGATTATTAGTTTAAAATCAAAGTTTTACATGTTAATGGGGAGGAGTGAGCTTATGCCTACAAGACGGATAATAAAAACCGGCAGTGAAGAGAGTTCGCCAGTTAATACTGCCTTGGATTTATCGGAATTTCTTGTATTCGATGCGTCAAATTCTGCAGGAAACCGGGAGTGTCACACTATAACGATTAGCAAAATCGGTAAAGTCAACTTGTCGGCTGCCATTGGAGCAAAGTATCAAACCGGCACTAAATTAGAAGTATTGGTAAATAAAAAATGCAACATAATCATTGTTCGGCCATCAAATAATGGGATTGCTTGCAGACCTAACGGTGGCCAACAAACCCAAGGAAAACAGATTGCCTGCAAATCATTATTGCATCATTTGGAACCTTTAAAAATACCATTGCCGCTTCGGTTTAAGGCCGAATTTAATGCCAATATTAACGGTTGGGTTGGGAGGAAATAACCATATGTTTAAAAGTTGCGGTAAATGTCTTTATTGGGATCCCCAGAAGCCGGAGCCTAAACTGTGTAAAGTTTGTAATAATTATCGAAATATGTTTGCTCTTACAAACAGAAGAACAAGGCCAGCTGGTAATGACCTTGCTCTTCTGTTGAAAGGTAGCTAATGGGTAATAAATGTAGCACCAGTAATATTATATTCGGCTAGGGTAGATTTATGTAGATGTCGCCGGGAATAAAAGAACAAGGCCAGCTGATGGAGCTTGGCCTTGTTCAAGAGGAGTTGCATAACTGTACGAACAGTAATATTATACCCCGGCTAGGCTGGGCTTATACGGGGAGGGGTAAGCTAATGAACATAAAACCATGCCCATTTTGCGGCAGCGTAAACATGAAAATAGCGGAAGCATTACGCCAACATAAGGTTGATGGCCTGTTTTTGAAAGAATTTAAGGTGTTTTGCAATAACTGTGAATCTTGCTCGGGCTACGGCAGCAGTAATCAGGCTGCTATAAAGATATGGAACCAAAGGGCAGAAGTTAGCTTGTTTGAATAGGAGGGGTAAAGCAAAAGAACAAGGCCAGCGAACGACCCTGTTCTTTTGCTGAAAGGTAGGTTGGGTGCTGATTGGCTACCCCAATAATAATATTTCCGGCTAGGTTAGATTTATGTGGATGTAGTTACTGGAATGAAAGAACAAGGCCACTGCGCGAGAGCGACCTTGTCTAGAGGAGAAGGACCATAGATACGTTACGGTAATATTATATCCGGCTAGGTTGGGTTTATACGAGGATATAAAAGCGACCATACCAGTGGCTAAGATAGGGTTTCTAAGGAACGAATGATTCTACTTATAATGCCGTCTTTTGCTTTATAGGGTAACTGATCCCAATCATCAGAGGTAAATAAAATTTCTGGATATATGTTTGATAAGTTATTTGTAATATCACGAAAACTTCTTCCGGTGCGTGTTACTGTTCGAGTGATTTCATCAACGACCAACCCCATGATTGTACTGTTTATATTTAATGACAATGATATCACTCCCTTTTAATATATTTTAACAAATTGCTAATATATTGAATCATTGATAGTTTCTATTAAGACATAGGTAAATCTAAGCAAAGGAGGCGACCGATAATACAAAAATTGACTAACATAATATACCACCTACTCTGCACTCCCCTCGGTTGGCTTGCGCTGATCGGCGCGAGTGTAGCGGTGGCAGTAGCAATAAAGGAGGCGTGTAGATGGATATAGGTAATGGGAAATTATTTATAAAGGATAATGGGAAATTAGTAGAGGTTGGCATAAAGCCAGAACTGAAAATTAATACAGGGGAAGTAATTGGCCAATTTAAAGATGCAATAAAATTACTAAAAACAGCATTTATGCCGCTGATAGTAAGGTTTGGTAAGGTAAGTTTTAACTACAAGCAGTTACGGAACATATCTGACAGAAATCATAAGCCTAAAAAGCGATACAAAAATGTAGCAAAGGCAAGGATGCTGAGATGATTAGTTTTATAATTGGTTTACTAATCGGCGCTGTCGGCGTTGGGATGATCGCGGCCAATACTGTGTACAGGATCACCGGTAAGGTTGAAACATACCTACAGGCGGTAGATGATGGCTATACATTCACTGCGGCACTGGCGTTAGAAGAACTTAGAGAAATAACGGGGGCGGCTAAATAGGCTGCCCTAACCTTAAGTCTCGGAGAGGAGACTATATGTGACTACACTAAAATTTTTATCAAGTATATTTGAATACGCAGAGCAAGGATATACGCAGGTTATTGAACTTCCTTCAGTCAAGGTTACGCCGGTTGCTGTCGAAGATTTGTCTATTGCTCCAACAATCGTGGCTCAAATCCAGCGGGGCACTGACATATACTTTTCTCCTGGAATATCAGCGATCGCTAAACCTGATAAATTATCCGCGGATGATGTTATCGGAATAACATCACTATGGGTGGACATTGATATATATCATCCTGAGGCACATAAGAAAAATAATCTACCGCCAACGGTCCAAGATGCCATTGGATTATTGCCGGACAATATTCCACCAACGTTTATCGTTCATAGTGGATATGGTATTCATGCATGGTACCTGCTAAAAGAAGCCTGGTATTTTGATAGTCCAGAAGAAAAACAACAGGCCCAGGAATTATTAACGAGGTTACAGGTTTACATTCGTCAGCAGGCTGGTACCCGGGGATGGCATTTGGATAGTACATCAAATCTTGATCGAATTATGAGACTGCCTGGTACCTTAAATTATAAAATTCAATCCTGTCCTGTTCAGTCAGTTGTGCTAGAATCTAGCGACGTTCGATATAATCCCTCTGATATTGCCGATGCACTGCCGGAGATTGATGTTAATAATGGACAAGCCCGAACTCGTCAAACAGCTTTTGAACGACGGGATACAGATGGACCAGCAGCGCACATGCTTACGAACTGTGCTTTTATGCAGCATGTCCAACTAAATGCTAAAACAATATCATATGGCGAATGGCTGGCCGCTCTGACTAATTTAGTCCGGGCCACTGACGGCATTGAGACAGCTCATAAAATATCGGCCTTAGATACGGAACGATACAACGAAAAAGAATGCGACAAAAAAATTGACGAAGCATTGCAAAATATGAATCCTCAAAACTGTGAATATATCCGAGCTCAATTAGGATTTCAAGGTTGTCAGGCTGGGGGCTGCGGTGTAAAAGCCCCAAACGGTTGGTCTTTGGGCAAACTACCACAAGCCAGGGCCGTGGTACGTTCAATATCGATACCTAATCCAGAAACGGTTTATTCTCCCGAGGTATTAGGTGCCTTGGCGCTGATCAAACGTGATTGCCCGGCGGAATATGATATTTTTTATCAACGTTGTAAAGGACAACTGAATTTAAATACACTGAAATCAGAAATTAAGAAACAAAAGATGCAAGATGCGGGCCTTACTGTATACGATGGGGTAGTTGCTGAAAACGAAACTGCCCCATCATTGGACAATGATCAGCGGGCAGTGAACGGTAACTGGTTAGCTGATGCGGTACCAGATGTTCCACTGAATTTGCAACTACCGCGAAAATCTAATACTCAGACATGGTTTTTCAGGCAAAATGGCGTTTCACTCCGGCGGGTTACTAATACCGGCGAATCGTTTAATGAGGTATCATATGCACCGATACTGATCACGGAACGGATATATAACATTGATAGCGGTACCGAAAAAGCCAAAGTCACATTTAAAACCAATCAAGGCTGGAAGTCTGTTACGTTACCTAAGTCCACACTTTATGATGGTAAGCGGAATATCTGCCTTGTAGATTTCGGACTAAATATTAATGGCGACATGACTAGAAATCTAAGTAAATGGCTGTCATCTTTAGAATCGGCCAATGATAATCTTATTCCAAGATTGTCCGGAGTTTCAAAAATTGGATGGCGAAACAATGAAAAAGAATTTGTTTTACCTGGGATCCAATCTACCTATGTGATTGATACATCTAGTCCTGAAACAGAAGGCGTATTATCATCCATAAAAACAGCCGGTGATTTTGGTGTTTGGATTGAAACCATGAAATATTTACGAACGATTACCAAAGCCCGATTTATTTTAGCAGCCAGCTTCGCTGCGTCATTACTAAAAATACTAGGGCAGCGTACCTTTATCATTCATAACTGGGGGGATACGACAGACGGGAAAACGGCCACTCTTCAAGCGGGAATGTCTATATGGGGAGAACCGGGAAAAATGTATCGAACCTTTGATGCTACAAAAACAAGTCTGGAAAAAATGGCAGAACTATTTACAGACTTACCATTGGGAATCAATGAATATGAAGTGCTTAGTGACAATAAAAAAGGTGAAATTGATCAACTGATTTATATGATTTGTGAAGGTAAGGGTCGCGGTCGCGCCAATAAAGACGGCTCTCTGCAACGGACTGCCAGCTGGCGAACCATAGCCATTATGAACGGAGAACAGCCGATTACCAACTTTGCCAGCAAGGGGGGCGTAGTTACCCGCGTGCTGGAATTGGCCGGAGGGGCACTGAAAAATAATATCCGTTTTGCGTCTGACATATATGGCATTTTAGCAAAAAATTATGGACATGCAGGGCAATGGTTTATAAAAAAACTATTAGAATGCGACCATGATGAACTTCGAAATAACTATAACCAAACCCGTTATAAACTCCGTGAATCTTATCCAGATAATCTGGATGCCCATGTAGACGCTGTTTCATGCATAATTATTGCCGACTGGTTGTCCAGTAAATGGATTTTCGGTCTGACTGATGATTGTGCCGGAGCCGAAGCGGTCAAAATGGGACAAGAAATTTTAGGTGAATTGGTTTCAAAATCAGAATCGAATGAGTCAGAACGTGCATGGGAGTGGCTGCGTGGTTGGGTTGGCCAAAACGATTCCCGAATTTCCGGGGTGGAGGCGAAAATAGTTGGTGATCGTTATGGATATAGAGAAGGAGCAAAAATTTATATTATAAAGGGCGTTCTTACTAAAGCAATGAAAGAAAATGGATTTAACTCTTATAAAATATTTCCCCATTGGGCTGATCAAGGGAAAATACCATTTAATACGGATAAAAATGGTAAACGCCGGTATGGTCAGCGCCTGGGATGGGGAGCAAGGGAAGAAATAATTCCGATTGAGTTTACGTGAGAGTGTGACGAAAAATGGGCAGAGTGTGACGGGTGTGACGTGAGTGTGACGGACATCAAAAGTTCACAAACCCTTATTATATATATATTTATTTAAATAATTATATATATACGTCACACCCGTCACACTATTTCAGACATTACGTTATATAAAAGATATACTTTCTAAAACATTAATATACATTAATTACCAATAAAGTATAAAGGTATAATTTATTATATATATGTGTGTAAATTGAAAAAATGGTGTGACGGTGTGACGGATTGCCTTTGAACCCGCGTAAGTACTGAAAGTGTGACGTCACACCCGACGGCACACACGTCATAAAGCAAGATGTGACGTCACACTTTTTATAAATCGAGGTGATTATGATGGAACTTTGGGAACATATTAAGCGGCAACAATATCCAGTATTGCCACCACCACCAATACCAGTTACGCCGATTGTTACTAAGCAGTTAAATATGTTTGAGCAATCAGGGTGGATGTACCAAGATTTATATCCACGTTCGCCATATGATAGCAATCTCTGGATAGAACTGTTTATTATAGCAGATAAAGCAAGTCCTGAAATAGCAAAACGTCTTGAGTTTGTTCGGACAGTTGGCGCTAACTTAATCTTAGATAATACGTATGGGTTTATTATTAAGCCGATTATTGATGCTACTGGTACTAATGGCTGGACGACGATTGAACAATATAATACAGAAAGGCAATGTTTAGAGCCTTACTACAAAGAAATTACAGCAGCACTTAAAGAGCTAAGACATTTATATAATACCGGACAAATTGGAACCTGATGGGAGGATGCTTATGCGAAAACCATGGTTTTGTCAAGAGTGTCGAGTAGTAATGGATTACAACGATAAATTTGATTATCATAAATGCCCCAATTGTGGGTATGAAGCGTGGCCTCCAGATAAAGCGAATACTGTTGATGAAATAACAAGTTTAATGCAAGACCGAGCCATAGCACATAAACCAAGGGAGGTTCCACCAGCTGGGGAACCGATGTTAGGCGGTGGAAGTAAGAACTCAGTTAAAAAGCCAAAATCCAAAAAGTTAACACTTAATCAACTAAATATAAAATTACACAATGAAGTTTGACAAAATAGCATTCGGGTGTATAATATGGCCTGTGGATGTGATACCTATAAAAACCGCTCTCATTGTGAGGGCGGTTATATTTATTTTCCAGTAACTACTATGAATACTAAGGTTCGGTGCAACCCATCTTATTGTTGAAGGGAGATGGTTAGCATGTCAGAGCTAAAGGAAATATTAAATATTATTGAAGAATTGAGAAGTAAACTAAACAAAATGGCTATGGATAAAGCGTTCAATGATCCAGAAGTAATAGCTGCTAGTCAAATGTTTGATGCTATACTTAATGAATATCATAGAATTATGAAAAAAAGGGTAGGTCACTCATGATTTAAAAGATTGATTATAGTACTTATTTGCAAAGCGTCCTTCGGGGCGCTTTATTTATGCGTAAATGTAAGGATGTGATTATCATGACAACAGTAGACTGTAAACTAACAGATTGTAAATATCGTGGTATCGAAACATGTGTGGCCAGACGCATTGCTGTTGATGGTTGCGGGCAAGTGGAATGCTATGAGCCAGTGTTAAGGTCTGCTGTTGTGCATGGACCGGTTAATCCTAGGTGTTATAAAACTGGCGGTAAATATAAATCTAATCGGGTAAAAATATTGAAATGAAAAAAGGATAGATATAAAATACCTATCCTGGTGGTCCTTGCACTTTAATTATTATAATTATTAAGTGGTCTTAGCATTAATTGCTTTTTTGTCCCATATTGCGTTTAAATTGATGCTGGCAACAAAAGGCACGCAAAACTTAACCTGTACCTCAAGATGCTGTAACATCATATAAACCACCTCTTCCGCTTAGGTTCGCTAAACACCCGAGCGCAAGGTGCCCACACAATAGGGGAAAACCTCATCTATAGGTTGTCTGTCTACATCAATAATAACATATTGTTAGAATTTTACAACAACAAGATATAGACAAATAACGACAAAAATAATGTTGTAGTCAAGGCGGTAAGTATAAATCTAATCGCCTGAATGTAATAAAATAGGCCCACAATTTATTGTGGGCCTATTAACGCTATTCTTCTCTACGAGGTGCGCATTGACGTGGATAACATTGTCGAGGAAAGCACTGACGAGGATAACACGGTCTGGGATAGCATGGCCTGGGATAACAGC